CACACACTGTGATTGAACACTATGAATATTTTGAAAGATTTTTAACTGCTGTTAATAGAACTGCCAAGCATCATCACCCTCAATAACTCTGCGTTGCCAATCCTGTAACCAATACTGCCAACCCATGTTGGGATTTTGATTGACCCAATGAATACCCGAAGCATAGTGTTGCATGATTCTCTTGCCTGTCATGGTTCGCAGTGCATGACTGCCACCCAACATCATACAGTCTGTGCGTTGAGCACCCAGATGATTCCACAGCACACAATCGTCTGTGTGCAGACTGTGTTCCATGTAGTCTCCACCCATGGAGTACTCGGGCCAAGCAGTGGGCTGTAACCAAAAAAACTCGTATGGAGATCGCAACATGAAATCCGCAATGGCAATGTCTCTCACTTGGCTGTGCCACACTGACCATATTCTGGAACGAGCACCTTCACTCATGGCACGTTCTAATCTCGAGTTAACCTCTTTAACCAAACGGTCATAATGAACCACGTGTTCACGCATATCCCAAAAACCAAGTCTTGGGTGTTGTATGGGTATGTGTCCTTCCATTTGATTGTACACAATTATCTGTGCTGTGTCTGTCTTGTCCAACAGTCGCTCCAGCCACGGTTTGGCATTGTGCCAATTCTGTCTGTCCAATGTGGTAATGATCTGCATTGTGCTTATATACACCAATCATGAAAATGGTAACAAACTTTTTGGCTCCACAATAGTTGACAATGTTTTGGCAGTGTGCTACAATTAAGTGTGTGAGTACAAGTAATTGTACAGTGCCACAGCGGCAACACACCTTCCTTAGGAGGCTCGAGCCTTAGTCTCATGCATTGTGGATTTACGCAGTGCATGAGATGATACACGCAAAACTTGTATAGACACATATCACTCTAGATGCTATAATGCACACAACATTAAACAAAACCTAGGAGGTATTAATGTTCAAAGACGTAGACAAATCAATGCTGTTGAAATTAGTGGCACTGCACGTGATAGTGATCACAGTTTCAAATGCGTTAGTGGCAATCCCAGTAGAAATACTTGGTGTTAAATTAACGTGGGCGGCATTCACTTTCCCATTGGTAGTAATCGCAACAGACTTGACTGTGAGACTATTGGGAAAAACAATAGCAAGACAAACCATCGCGGCGGCTTATCCATTAGCAATAATCGGATCAATTGCAGTTGTCTTGGCAGAAGGAGCACCGGGATCGGTCGCAGTAAGAATTGGTTTCGCAAGTGCCACTGCTTATGCAATTGGTACTATGCTTGACGTGTATGTATTTCAATACATCAGAGAAGGGTTCAAGAACAATTGGTGGTTGGCACCAGCGGTATCAACTATCGCGGCTAACATCATTGACACCTACACTTTCTTTGCAGTTGCATTCAACAACAGTGCCAACGAATACATGGCGGCAAACTGGGTTGAGATTGCAGGATCGCAAACAGTGTTAAAAATAGCAGTAGGACTTGTTGTGTTCTTACCAGCATACGGATTGTTGCTGAATAGATTGCAAAAGACTTACAAATTAAAATAGTATGAAAAATAAAGTTTATTACGGCGCAGGAATATTTGCAGTTATACTTGCAGTTGTGTCTGTGATAGCATTTACATTACTGTAAACATGATGGGGGAGTTCGCTTCCCCATTAACCCAGTTCAACACAACAACTAAACTTCTCCATTAAGAAATAGTGATATATCAAAAGTCCTATGATGATTCCTTCTAGCCAGGCTATGTAGGCAGATATGATTGGATACTTGCGAATGAAGTTTATTTTAAATTTCCAGAGTGCTTTGAAAAATCTTTTTATTATGACCATGGTCTACTAGCAACCAAGGCACCACCGTTTGCAACCAATGTGGATGAATCGTTGTTACCAGCAGTGTAAAGTGTAGCCAACCTATCTTTATTTTTTGTGTTCAATGCTCTGTAGTAATTGGCATTGGTATCTGCCGCCGCTAAACCTTTTCTTTTAGATGTAGCAATCCTTAATTTTTCTTCTTGTCTTTGTCTTTTGAAACCGTTTGATCCTGAATATCTAGGTATGCAGTAAACCAAATCACCTTCTACAAGTCCTGCGGCTGTCAATGTGTCACCACCGTGATCTGTTTGATTGATTGATTTGTCTTTGTCTGCATGTATTTCTGCATACATGGCAGTAATAATCTCTTGACCTTCCACAGCCTGAGCCAATGCAGTTAAACCATTCATCGTGGTAGTACCCATTGTGACCGTTAGATCAAATTTTACACCCGTTAAACCTTTACACTTGATTGTTGCCATATACTATACTTATTCCAATGAGAAGGTCATTAAACCGTTAGGTTTTCTATTTGTTTGATAATTTCTGTCATCGAACAGGGTGGTTCCTGTGAACTGTGGTGGCCAAACTGACCTAAATCCTGTGACAGTGATTTTGTCCTCAACAAGTTTTGTGGTTGTGTACAACTGAATCAGTGGTGACGTATTCAACAGTTTTAGTCCTGCTTCTTGAATATTAATTTTTTTATCTGTGTTCAAAGAATCTTTCACCAATTTTGCTAATCCTGAAAGTGCATGGAAACCCAAAACACTCTGAGCATTACCTCGTTTGTATTGTGTTAATTGCATCAGCAACTGTCTTTGTTTGTTGGAAATATTTTTACCTGCCAATGATGATCTCAATGCGTTGGCTGTATCCTCTTTGATGATGTTTCTCTGCAATCCTAAAACAATTGGTCCTTCAAGTGCAGAATAACTGGACACCATTTCTATCATTTCAACAGCATTTTTATACTGTTCCAGCATTGCTTGATCGCCTGCTGTTTTCTTTTTACGCAGTGCTGTTATACCTGCCATTAAATTCTTAACACTGGGTTTAGCACCTTTACCGCCTTTGCTGGATATACCAATCGCAACACCTTTTTGAGGACGCAGTAGACTGTCAATTAATCCTTCGTTTTTGTTTTGTGGGAAAATTATTTTGCACGTTTTCCATGCTTGATTTTCTAACAAGAACTTTCGAGCCTCTTCGGCTTGTGGCCCAACATCCATGCCGTGCCATATTGCAATAGGTCCGTATACTTCTCCTAAATCATCTTGAACAGCAGGTTGCATTTTTGGATCTAATGCAAAACTAGGCAAAGATTCAGGCATCATCTCTATTCCTGTTTTTATTTCAGGTTCTTTGATTTGATTGATTATTTCGCTTGGGTTTCTGTATTCTACATTGGTCGCAATCAAATCAGCCGGCTTCAATTTGTAACTGGCTTTCATGGAAGATGGCTTGTTAAGTTGATAGCCTATAGTTTGAAAGTCTGTGTTTTTCCACTGTTGTGTTCCTGTGTTTGTTCTAAAGTACCTTCCATAATACACGTCTTGATTGCGTTCATTTTTAAATTGTGCAATACTAAAAGCCAATGCTCCTGTAGGCTGATTGAACCAATATATTTGATTAATTTTGTTTTCACCTTGGAAATTAGACAGTGCAGTCTTCATTGCAGTGGCATCTTGAAATGCGGGCTCATTGAAAGGGAAATTAGTAATTTTTTGAAAGTCTAAGAACTTGTTAGAGTCCTTTGTGTGAAAGAACTTCTCGCCAGGAGTTCTATACAATATACCTCGTGAAACCTCATCAATTTTAAATTCTCTGTAACGCATAGCAATATTTATCGAATAGGTAAATATGCATTTAGTATGCGAATGGCTCGTAAAACTAAAAAAACAATCCGCTGGACCTTAGATGGTGGTGATGCCTTTCAGGTAGTAGAACTAGTCAAGTTCATGGAAGATGCTCTCAAAAAACCCAATCAACGTTATCAAATAAAGATTAAAATCAAAGAATGGGATAATCGTGCTTGTAGGAATTTTGAGAAACAAATCTTGAATGAATCTCACTGGGACAATTTGAATTTTAGATACAGTAAATTAAGTAAGAGTTTTCTGTTTACTAGAAACTAGTTGAAAAAATTTTGACCACTGACGCCATCTAGTTCTTTTTCTGTCCATGTCTCTCCTTCGATCCTAAGTTTTTTATTTTTAGGTACCCAATCAGGACTTGGCTTATCATAATCTTCAGGTGTGATTTCGTTCCATAGTTTTTCAAACAATGCTCCTTCTTCCAACATGAATCCATCTTCAGTTTCTCCGAAGTAATTTTTAATATTTGTGCAACCTTTTAAGACTTTTTCTCTGTTGAATTCAATCATACGTTGATAGTCCCAGTACGGCTTTTGCTCATTGTAATCTTTTTTACTAATCATATTGTTATTTAGACTCATCAGCAACTTCGTTGTCTGACTGTTTAACTATGTTGTTTGGTTTTGCAATGGGCAGTCCACCCTTATTAAACCATCTATGATCCTCGGATTCATAAACGTGACTGAAAAAATTATTACCATCTAAACCTTTAATAGTAATTCTTCTTTTTAAAATTTTACCTTTGTAAGTTGTACCGTCTTTGTTTATTAATTTTAAGTTACCGTATAGATTGCCGTAAATTCTGTCATTGTCCATGTTGCTCACAATGTATATTGGTTTGTCTTCTGTAACCTTGCCCGGTGTTGCGTCGTCTTTTGCCATTAAGTTAAATCCTTTCTAATACCATAAATCAGCCGCCACAACATATCTGTCTTCTTTACTTTTTAATATGCCGGGTCTGTGCCAATAGTTGCTTGGGTAAATCACCCATTGTCCAATTCTTGGAGGCTCCATATGTCTTGCTTTTTCTTCTGGTCCTTCCATTGCAAATTCTGTTCCACACTCATCTAAAACTTCAGGCAAGTGTGCGTAATACACTCCACTAAATGATTCTACTTCTTTGTTGTGATGATGGTGATGCCATAGATTGTCTCTTGGTTCTTCAAATTTCAAACTTGTTTGATAACTCCAACTCTGTACATTCTTAATTTTTAATTCTTTGCCTGCGTACATAAAACAACTCATGATGAAACTCATTTTCAACTTCATCCATTGAGGACTGTTGAGTCCCATCACATTGATATTTGTTTGATACTTGGGCGAATTAGTGAAATATTTTCCGTCTTTAATCAGTTGTGCAACATCTTTGCAGACAATTTCTCGGTCATCTGCCGTGATGTGTTGATTCCAGTCGTACCATTTTAAGTTTGGCTTCATTGTTGTTCCTCAGTAATATTTCAGTATAGCATCAGTTCTCACTGTTGTCAATGCCAGAATTATATACGTATAGAATAAATAAAAAAAAGGAGAGTTTATGGCAAAAGAAAGAATATTCAAATTTACTGATAAAACTGCTGAAGCAGAAGATCAAGTAAAAGAGATCACGGCAATGAGTTTCAAAAAGGCAGTCAAAAGTTTCCAGGGTGGAACTAAAGCACAACAAGTTGAAGTAGAATGGACAACCAAAAAAGGTGAAGAATTCTATGCAGTGCAAAAATTACCATTGGGTAGAAAAATTAGACAAGCGGCACTTATAGAAAAGAAAAGAGCGGCTTTAAGAGCGGCTAAAGAAAAGGCGATGAGTAGATAATGGCAATCAAACACAGAATAAAATTTAAAGAAACAACTGCTCAAAGAATAGCACAAATGCAAGACTCTGGCAAAGATTCAGGTATGTATGCGGCTATGTATGATTTCTTATCAAGTCCTAACTATCCGGAAAATAAAAAAAGTAAAAAAGTAAAAAAAGAAGCAGGAAAATAATATGGCAAAACTAGCGAAAAATTTTATAGCTCACGAACGCACTCCGAAGAAAACAAGTCAAGCCGGAAGAAGGAACAAATGTAAATTGAGCTCAATGAATAAATCAAAAAAACGCAGTCTTAAATTTAAAGTGGGACAAGGAAAATAATCATGGCCGGTGTAAAAGCAAGAGGAATCATTACTCATCATATGTCACGTCATCACAATGATAGAGAAATTAAACCTTGTAAATACATTGGCGAAGGAAAAGGCAAAGGCATAATGGTTGCTCAGTACAAAGACACTGGTGACCTTGTTGTTGATCAATCTGGCAATCCTATTCCTTGGAGCAGAGCATAGACTGATGCAGATAGAGGTTGTCAAAGTAGGCAGTAGACAATCCCCACTTGCTAGGATCCAGGCAGACAATGCCATATCAAGAATAGACTACCCCGCAGAAATAATTACAATGTTAGAGGTTGCAGACGAAGACCTCAGTCGTCCTGTGCATGAAATGGGAGGCAAAGGTATGTTCTGTACCAAATTGGAAAAAGCACTCATCAATCAACAGATACACTGTGCCATACACAGTGCAAAAGATTGTGCCACTATCGAAACACCAGGCACAGAATTGTTGGGAGTGGTTTACAGAGGCGATCCAAGAGATTGTGTGATAGGCGAACACAATCTACACGAACTGCCATCTGGTTCAAGAATAGGAACTTCCGCTCCAAGAAGAATAGAAGCAATCAAGTTGATCAGACCAGACTGTCATGTGGTTGAAGTGAGAGGCAATGTGAACACAAGACTGAACAAACTGCGTGACAAACAAGTGGACGCATTGATACTGGGACAGAGTGTGATTGATCGTATGTCGTTGGATGTTCCACATCATACCATTTCAGAAGAAGTTATACTGCCTGCCGCAGGCGCCGGCAAAGTTGTTGTGCAAGTGCGATCAGATGATACACAAAACAAAGCGATATGGTATCCTGCAATTGATTGGTTGGCATCACAAGAGTTGTGGATTGAACGTGGTGTGTTGAGAGCAGTGGAAGGTGACTGTCACACAGCAGTTGGAGTCAGAGCCAGAGTGCATGAAGATGTTCAAAAATTAGAATTGAGAGCAACCAGTATCATAGATGATGTGTTGGAATTTTTCAAACTGGAAGGCGACCTCACAGATGCTCCTGCCATGATAGAAGAAATCAGCATCAAAATCGCACATAACTGATATTACAAATTTGCACATCACGTATGTGTCAAACGCATAAATACTTTTCGTTCAGGCACTGGCCCGGAAGTAGCATAAGCGAAGGAACGCACCTAAACTTTAACAGAGGGAGGGTGACAATGATCGGACGATTCACCCATTTATTTAAAAAACGAGCAGAGAAGAGTGCTATGCGTAAGAAAGTAGAAGCAATGTTCTCCAGCAAGGAAGAAGTTAATATAAATGGAAACGGCACATCTGGATACACAGTCAAAGCAGGTGCCAACAAAGGCAAAATTTTAGGACACGTATCCAAAAAATCTACCAACAATTGGTAGAGTTTCCAAACAGCAATACAAGGGCAAATTGGGGGGATTGAACCCCCCAATAACTGCTCTGTTAACACGTCAAATCTGCCCATACACGGGCCATGTATGCAGAATGCACTCACAGTACTCTGAGCACTTTACTGACTCAAAATACTGGTAAATACTTGCCTTAATAACTCACAAAGGGAGATAGGCTATGAAGGCAATACTAACCATAATCACATCCGTGATTGGAAAAATAAAATCGTTTTTTGTTAGGATCTACAACAGATTGGAAAAATTTGTTGACAGAATCGTCAGCGGTTTTAAGCACTAACTAGACAGCAACTTGAAGTTGCCTAGATAAATCAACAAGGTTCCCCGCACTGCTGGTTCTAAGATTTAGCATTTCGAAATTCGATTGCTTCTTGTTCCACGGTGCTGAGGAACTGTTGAGACCCATCAGGCGTCCGCTTAAAAAAATGATTTAACGCTGTCGCGTTTCCGCTTCGCGGAATTGAATTTTCGGCGCTACCGCTTTGCGGCTGTCTACGACCTACGCCTGTTAAGTACACATATGCAAAGCATTCAATTTCCAAATCTAGGTTATGTGGAACAAACTGTAACAGATGACCAAATTAGTTTGTTAAACAAATGGGTAGCAAACATTGATCACCAAACAGCATTAATTGATCACTCTCATGTAGGCACAATCACAAACGAATACAAGATCAAAGATGAGGATGTCAAACAAGAACTGTCCAAAATACTTGGTCCAATGTGTGAACAATATTGTAAAGATATGCATTACAAAGTAGAAAACAAACCTATCGGACTTAAAACTGCTTGGTGCAACGTTCAACAATCTGGAGAATATTTTGCGGCACACACTCACAACGGAGTATTTTCTTTTGCATTATGGTTAGAAGTTCCTTTCACACAAGATGATGAACGTGCATGGAGAGAAGCACGTGGCAAATCAGGCAGAGAAACTGCGTCATTTCAATTCCATTATACTGATGCATTGGGACGTATCACTCCTGAAGTACTTGAAGTTGATGCTACATGGGAAAATAAAATTATATTGTTTCCCGGAGAGATGATGCATTCTGTTACACCTTATTATTCCACACAAGACAAAAGAATAGTTGTGTCAGGAAATATTGACTATCTAAATTAATCTTCCAACCAATTTTGAAACGAATGGAGTTCTACATCTTGACATTCCACATAGTCTGAATTGTTATGATGTTTAATTTTACCTCTACCAGAAATTACATCTCCATCTCTATGACTGAATGGTTTTTTAACTGTGATGTCTATGTATTGTCCAGGACCTATTCCTAGTGTAACAAATGTTACGTACTTTCCATTTTTACCTTTGAAAACTCTGCCATTGGCAATAACTCCGGCAAACTGAACATAATCTAGATACTGTTGTTGGACATGACATTTAGGAATAAATCCTCTTCTCCACCAGCCTGGTTCATTGTCGATGCCCCAACGTTCTGCTTCTGTATTGTACACCCAACGTCTATACGAACCTTCACAATGTTTTAAACAAGCCTCCCAAAACTTTTTAGGATTGTGTGCCTTTTGATATGCTAGTGCCCAAATCAATCTGCCCAAGTTGACCGCATGGGCTCTACATAAACCAAATCCAGACAGTGTCATTAGTGTGTTAATTGCTTCTTGTTTGCGTGGATGTTTGCCCAATCTATTTACGAACTCTATAATTTTTTCATCGTTCTTTTTAGCAAATGCTCTGCGGTACATATCTGCTTCATACATATCGATACCAATAATATTTGAAATAATTTCAATAGCATCGTCTTCGAACACAATAGAATCTTGTACGCCTTCTTTAGTCCAGTCATTAAACATAGATGCTTTTTGTCTGCCAGTCATCGCCACAGGTCTTATCATAGCAGTAGCAAACACACAGTCGTAAACACTTTTAGGTTGTATTGCTCTAAACAATCTACGCATGGCTGGTGACTCACCTTGTGTTACTCCTAACACATCTCCCCTACTCAATAACTTTGATGTTGCTTCGTCTTCAATAGGATAATCTGTTAAGTTCATACTAGAATCTATTTCTAATAACTGACTTAATCCTCTGTTAGAAAGTATGTCAACTTTTAGATGTTCTAAATCTTCTACTTCATATTTGTCTAGCAGTATTTGATTGTCAGCAGAAATTAAACTTTTAGGTAACTGTCTATCGAACATTATGATTCCGCCACAATGTTTAGATATACATCTTTTTTTACCTAACAGTTTTTGTTCTATGCGTTTTGCTTCAATAGGATCGATATCGTAATCTTCATACTTAAATTTGCGTGGCAGTTTGCCTTTTGCACCCAATCGCTTTGCCGCTTCGCGTTTTGCTGACTTGGGTTGATACTTGACATAGTTAGATATCCTTGCTGTCTTGCCCGGCCATTTTTTAAAAATACGTTGCATCACTTCTGCTTGTTTGTGATGTTCGAAGTCTATGTCCACATCAGGTAAATCATCTCGTAGTGGATTCATAAAACGTGCAACCGGTATGTTCCACTGTACTGGGTCAACATCTGTTATACCCAGCAGATAACACACAAGACTAGATCCTGCTGAACCTCTTGTCATGTGTTTTAAATCTGATGTGATGTCTATGATGTCACAAATTTTTAAAAAGTATTCTGTGAATCTTTGTTTAAGAATTAATTCAAATTCTTCTGCTAGTCTTTTTTGGTACACTTCACTGTTGGGCATCTGCCTTTTAAAACGTTCCGTGAGCCTTTGTATATTTTCTAAATCATTCATTATTCGCCTCTCTGCCTAAAATAATATTTATGATTTGTGTACGGATTGGTGGGTAGTAAAGGACTCGAACCTTTGACCCCCTCGGTGTAAACGAGATGCTCTACCAACTGAGCTAACCACCCTAATAGTTTAAGATTCGTCGTCTAAATTAGTTAAGAATTCTCTTAATTTTGTTGAATCTGTTTTAGGTTCAATTCTTCCTATGCTATCACCTTTTGTTGGGTCTGGTGGAGTAATAGGTTTGCCTGCTTCTACACTGTTGTCTGTGAGATCAGGAGTTACAGTTGTGCCCTGTTTAATTGAATTGTATATTGTACTTTTACGCTTGTCAAATTCTTGATACTCTGAATCATCTGCAAGATCTCTGATACGCAAACTGTCCATATCAAATTCTAAATCAATTTTCATTCCAACACCACTTGATGATCTTGTTTTCATCAATTGTATTTGATATCTTCCACGTTCTCTCATTGCTCTACTTGTAAAAATACCAAACACGTTGTCAGCAGTTTGTATTTTACTTAATCCACCACTGATGTGCGAATGATCAAATTCTATTTCTTCTACAGCACCTCTGTTCAACTGTGCCGCTGTTACAAACACTGTGTTCAATTCCATTGACAAGTTACGTAGTTCTTCAGAAACAAATTTGTCTTTGATAAACAAATCGCTCGGAGAAACCTTTCTACTGTTTGGCATCATCAAATCTAGATAGTCTACAAGCAATACATCAACTTTACTGTTTGTTTTAATTTCATATTCTTTGATGTAAGACCTTACATCATTTGCATTTTTACCACTAGGCATGTATTTGATTTGGAATTTTCCTGCTTTTTTTCCAATCATTTTTACTTTCATTTCTACACATCTAAGTCTTTAAATATTTCTTTTGTAGGAATATCTGTAAGCATAGAATCTAATCTCATAGCAACCAACGATTCACTCAATTCAAATGTTAGATACACAACATTCATTCCTTCTAGTGCAAAGTTACAACCTAAGTTTGCAAGGAATAAAGACTTACCTGCACCAGAACCACCTGCAAATATATTCAACTCACCTTTGTTGAATCCACCAAATAGTCTTCTGTCTAAAGATTCCCAACCTGTTTTGACCTGACCATTCTGATCTTTCAATCCTAACAGTCTTGATTTCGGATCTTCAAAGTAATCTGTTCCTATGTCCTTGTGCAGTCCTATTTGTACTGCGTCTTTGACCAACACTTCAACAGGACCATATTCACCTTTTTCAAGCATATCTGCACTTTTTAAGATTGCTCTTTCTAAACTTTTGTGTCTAGTAAACGTCTCAAAATCTTCTAGTAACCAATCATAGTGCGATTCATTGAGTCCTGTAGGAACTTTTAAATTAGATTTGCAACTGGAGTTTACAATTTCTTCTGTGGGCAATGCATTATGTTTACCAACATATTCATCTACGAACTGTGCCGCATCTTGCAATTTTCTATCAAACAGTGTGTGATCAAATATAGACTGACAACGTACAAATGTTTCTGCGTCAGCCAACATCATTTCTAGATATACTTTTTGTATATCATAGCCGTATTCTTTATTTTGCTTTACCATGTTCCTTATTATACCACATTTCATTTACGTTGTCAATGTGATTGTTGTATTTGGCGGCAACTGCTCCTATACAACTACCTGGGTCTCCAGGATTTTTTGGCACCCATATATCGTCCCAAACGTTTTCCAATTTGTGTCTAGCAGTTTGGTTTAATGCACATCCTCCTACCAAAACAATGTTTGATGTTTTGATGTTCATCTGTATCCATGAACTTGCACACATTAATACTTGTTCAAAAATGTGTTGAGTGGTTGCGGCGATGTCAGCCATGTCTTCTTCTGTTTTTAATTCTGGTCTCCACCAATTACAACCTCTGTGTAGATTTACTCTTGTTTTAAAAGGCATTCTAGATTCAATTATTTCTTCCATAAAAAATCTATAATTTTTTCTCCAATTACCTTTTTTGGCAAGTTGTTCTAATTTGTGTTCTTCTGCGTTTGCTTTGAATCCACATCTTTGTGTCATCGCTGAATAAAACAAACCAATACTGTGAGGATATTTTTGTGTGTATTTTTTTTCAAGTTTATTCCCATGCCCATGCCATATAGTAAATGTTTCAAACTCTCCTATTGAGTCAAGCACCACAACTGCCGCATCTTTAAACGGCGATGAATAATATCCATATGCCGCATGACTGTGATGATGATCTATATACTCAATCGGTACATGGTGAATACCTGATTTACTTAAAAATTTCTTAATGTTGTTTTCTTTATAGTTCCAACCTTGACCTGCTATAAATTGTCTTACAGTTTTCTTTAAAGGTTTTTCATAAAAATATATTTTTGCAGGGTAGGCCCATTTAGGATTTGACCTTACCTCAGCCATTAATTTAGGACACAGTGTGGGATCTCCTGGAATACCACTAAAGTCTTTTGACATCCCTGCCCATTTTAATTTTAATTTATAGTGATCAGTTAGTCCTGCTACCTTCCACTCCATCACTGCCAAACTGGCATCATGATTATTTCCTGTGATTCCCCAAACTATCATTTTTTAATTACCCATGCTCGATGATAATAATCATCAATATTTTTTTGTATAAGTGCTACGGCTAAATCTTCTGCTGTTATTTTTGCCATTGGCCCATATTCTTTTTTTGTTTTCAGGTCCAAAGTTTCTTTGTTGTTTGGATCTGTGTGAGTCCCTTCTACTACGTAATACATCCTATTTGTATATAAAGGGATCTCTTTTTTGTAACTCTTTAATTCTCTTTTTGTATTTGTATTTTTGAACTATTGTTCTAAATGGCGATAGCAAAATTTGAATCACTCGTTTTATGAAAACCATTTTTTCATCCTCAGTTTTATTTTTAGTTGTGACTGTTCTGCAAACTTGACTATTGAGTACAAAGTATGCAGTCTGCCGTATTTAATTATCGCATCATTGACATCTTTGACATCTGAATGCCAGTTGGGCATACTCACACTCCACCCGCTTTCCATGGCTTGTTCAACAAGTTTTACTCCTGCTTCATCTCTGTCAGGCATCACAATGACGTGTTTGCCTAGACTGTTCAATAGTATTTCTTGTTGCTGTTTAACTTCACTGCCCAGTAGTGCTACACCATCAATACTTAAAGCATCAATGGGGCCTTCTACTGCGATAATAAATTCTCTGTCATCATTCTGATTGTCGATGTTGAACACATATCCAGGTTGTTGTTCAGATATGTATTTTACTTTTCCATCTGTTACTTTTCTTGCTGTATAACCTACGATATCTGATCTGTAATAGAACGGAATTATAAGCCTATCTCTGTATGCTGAATTCGGAGTCCAATAAAAATTGTAATCTACTTTTGCTAGTTTTCTTTTTTCTAAATATTCTAACACCTTGACATAGTTTTCATCTAGCCCTGATGGCTCTAGTGCTTTGTAGTCTGTCCAATCTTGTAGCAGTTTTGCACCTTCAGGAAGTGCTTTTGATTCAAATTTTGGTAATTGAATTATTGGAGTTTGCCCTGTTGTTTCTTCTTTTAATTTTAAAACGTGCAATGCTAATTTAGTAATAATATCATCAGGAGTATTCATCCATCTCATTAATTTACGTAATCTGTAAGATAAATTTCTGCCAGGTTGCCAACTTGCTGTGTAACCACAGTTGAAACAGTGATAACTAATTCCTCCATCACCATTTGCAATTAACCCACCCCGTTGTCTGGAGTCTGCTGTTGTGCCTTGATGTGAACAACACGGAGCATTGAAAGACATCCATCCACTAGGAGTTTTCTTTCTTTTAAAAGGCAAGTGTTGCAATAATGTGTCGTAAACAGAATTCATTTACGTTATTATATTTTATATTTTGGTAAAAGTCAATTAATTTCGAATTAAAATTTTGGTGATGTCGTCTGTGTAATTCGCAGTTGGGTCTGCTTTATCTGTGGTGTGTTTTATTCTTAAGTAACTAAAAACTCCATTGAAGTTGACATATTTTAATGTGTCTACTGAATCAACAGATACTGTTGCTACATCTGACCAATTAGTTGAACTGCTGACTTGTGAATCTAAAGTTGCTTGAATTGTAATATCACCATCTGCGTCATCAAGATAAAATGCCGCTGTGTGCAATGCTTCATTGCCGTTTATTGCCGGCTCGGCAGTGATTGCCTCAGACAAAAATACAGCACTGTCTGTGTCTTCTTGGCTCAATGATGTAACACTGTAACTTTTTAATGGCCCAGGTATTTCGCTGGCATCCAAGTAAACCGAACCTTTGCTTTCAAAGTGAGAATTGCTGTATGTCAATGTTCTTTCATTGCTTGAGTTGTTTACAAGTTCTATTGTGTAATTTAAAAACTGTGATTGTAGGTTAAGCAGTTCATTTTCTGTCAAAGTCACTGTGAACATTCCAACGTTGCTTGGAGTTGTAGTTTCAATAATTGTAGCGTCTTTTTCTACTACTAAACGTGTTTTTTCGTCAAACATTTTAAATGCAGGTGTGTATGTGTTTAATATAGACACGGGTTTCTGATCTGCATTGATCACTTGAAAAGATATTTTATTATCTATTCCTCTGTAAATGTTTAGTCGTCTTGAATACAAGGCTCTATACTCCGTTACGTTTCCTGCCACATCTGCGGTAAGCAGTACACTACTATTTAATAAATATCTCTGAACTAATTGCATAACTTTTTAGAATATTTATCATATGTTAAGAGACGAAATAGAATCTAAATTTCCCTACATTTCTGTCGTAGAATACGGTGGCAAGGAGTATGTTGGTGTCATAAACAACCAAGATCACTCGGTTACAAGTGTCTATGTATACACAGATTTACACACGGAAGAACAAAAAAAATACTTTATTGAGACTTGCGAAACGTGGTGGTGGGAGTCAAACAGGATGATTCCTATCAGTATTTTTATGCGTGAGGAGATGGAAAAATTTAAAAGCATTATCATGATAATGGCAACAAAAGATGTACGTGTTGTGATTGGACCATGCACTAATCTTAATACACTTGCTATGAAACGCACTAAAAGAAAATCAGTTCAGTTAGTTAGAAAACCAAAATAATTATTGATTATTGAGTTGTTCGCAAATTAAGTTCATATGAACTACTACTGCAACTGCATATGATGTTGCATGACTTTTTTTAAAGAAATATCCTTCAGTTGGCTTTATCCAGACTTCTTTCATTATCTCTTCCCAGGATTTATTAACTAGATATCTTTTGCTTGGTCGTATAATTGCTAATACAGCCGCAAGTTGTTCTATATTTTGAGGTTTCAGTTTTTTTAATATTTCACTGTGACCATTTAAATGAAATACCTGATCACTAAAATCTTTTGCTTCTAATAGTTCCCACATCGGAGTTTTTGTCATCAGTTCCACTAGATGTTTTTCATTTTTTACTTTTTCATAGATGCTTACATTTAACAAGTCTATTTTAAAGTAGCCTCGATCTTCTGCTAGTTTGTAATCAATTGTGCTGATATTGTCTAATGGATTGTGAGGTACTTCAGTAAAGTAAACACCTGTGTTGTGTTTTTTACCTGTATCTAATTTTGCAACTCTGTGTTTTAATTTGTTTAATATGTTATTTCTATCTGCAAAGTCTATATCTATATCAGGCATTTACAACCTCTCTTAATTTGGATTTAGGAATGTTTATGTGTCTTTTATCACACACTTCATCTATAACACAAACATAACATTTTGGTTTTTTACTTGTACACACTCTTTTTGCATGAGTAATTAATTGCATATGTGCGGCATATTTGTATTTGTCAGGAGTTGTATCATTGACTATGATTGAACTTTTACTTTCATCTAGCGTGTTTGTCCAACCCAATCTCCATAGCAGTCTAAACACATGAGTATCAACTGCTATGTTTGGAGCCCCCCAAACAAATCTCATCATGATGTCTGAACTTTTTCTGCCAATGCCTGGCAAGTTCATAAGTTCTTTTTGTGTTTGCGGAACTTTGCCATTGTATTCCATCAATAGTTTAGAACTTGTTGCAAGTATGTTTTTTGATTTTGCATTGTGTAATCCTGCAGGACGTATTGCTTCTATAATTTCTTCCCTTGACAGTTTGATCATTTTTTCAGGAGTATCTGCTAATGCAAATAATTGTTTACAAGCAATCGCTGTTCTTTTGTCTTGGCTTTGTGCTGAAAGCATCACTCCTATTAAACTAGTAAATGCTTCTTTGTGTATTTTTGCCGCTGGCTTTCTGTTAGAATATTTGGGCCAGTAATCGCCTAATTTTTTGTAGATATATTCAATTTGTTGCTTTGTTTTCATATAATTTTTTTACTCGCCTTGTGTGCCTTCCTTTTAAAAATTTTGTTGTAAAGAATGCTTTACACATTGCCTTTGCAGTATTAAAATTTGTAACATCTGCTCCTATACATAATACATTCATATCGTTGTGTTGTCTAGCCTGTTTTACATCAGAAACACTTTTACATACAACTGCTCTGACTTTTTGAAATCTATTTGCCTGAATAGCCATACCAAAACCACTTCCACATATCAATATGCCTCTATCACAAATAATCATATTATCTGCAACTTTCATTGCAATATCATTATAATCTGTTCTCTTTGGTTTGTGTACTCCTGCATCTTGAAACACTGCTATTTCAAATTTACTTTCGCCTTCTATATCATCTGGGCAAAGCCATGCTGAAAGTTTTTCTTTCAATTCGTAACCTCGATGATCTGCACCTATAATTAAATCTGTCATAGTCCTGATTGCCTCACAATTTCTTTTACTATTTCCACATCAGCCGGAGACCTTTTGAACCTAATTGACCAATGTTGTGGATTTAGTACATAACTTACAATTTGTAATTGTTCTTCGTTCATATTTTTTAGCATTGCTTTTCCCGACGGACAGTTTAATATAAGCCACGGAGAAATTTTACCATCTTTTATTTCTTGTGTTGCTCTATTTAGACTGGCGTATTTGAAGTAATGATTCCACGGAGCACCTTTCTCATCAGACCATTCCATCATATTTTTTACGGATCTTTTTACAGCGTCTTCTACCCTCTCTTTTAAGATAACATCTAACGCATATGTTTGATATAATTCTTCTCTGCACCAATGATCTAATTTAACTCCTGAAGTAACAACGTAATCAATAAATTTTTCTGGATATAATGGTTTTACATTGCTGAGGAAACTTCCAAACTTTACAAAAGCAGTGTAATAAGGACTTTTGCAAAACTGTTGATATGTTTTAGGTTCTTGTTGATTTTGACAAAGTTCATAAAATCTAATGTATGTTTGATAACCTAATTGAACTCTACGCTCATCTTTTTGTGTGAATCTTCTTTTTTGTTCACACATATGTACTGCTAAGGTTTTTTCACGTGTGAATTTTGCACCACAATGTGGGCAGGTGTATACTTCGCTCATAGTATTTTCTTAATGGCCTCTTTGCTCATACCCATTTGCTCTGCATATGCTTTAACATCTTTTGCAGTATTAATTTTCGATAACAATTCTATTTCGTCTTCTTTCAAGTTTGGAAAAACCTCTTTTAAGAATTTAGCAGTTTTATTTTTTCCTGCACTATCTTTGAATTTGTATCCTATCCACTCATGCCATTTGATTGTTTTGTCATCATCTTGAGTTGCACACAACAGTAGCCAAAGCAGTTTTTTGTGTTTGCTTAATGTAAAAAAGTTTTTATTGTAGTACTCATTTGTTTTTAAAATTGTTAATTCTTGTTTTGCTTTTGTGCCTTTTATAGCACTGGCATATCTATTAAGCAAATAAAAACTTACTTGCTTTTTTTCATCATCAGATAAGTCATCCCATACGTTTGTTGCTTTCATATCGATAGCCGCAAGTATGTCTTTAATTGGTAATCTATTATTCTTCGTAGCCATATAATTCAAGTAATACTATATACTTCTCCCATGCTTTTTGCAAGCCTTTATGTTTCCAACACATCTCTACTGCTCTTTCAGTCATATAATGCTGTCTACGTTGATGTTCTTCTTCAATAGTTGCTTTGTTTGATTTAGAAATCAAAACTTTTGGTCCTCTGCCATTAGTTTGTCCGTAAACTGTTTCCCCACCATCTGGGGAAGTAAAGATCATTACATCTTCTTCTTTTTTCTTTTTTATTTTATTAGGCACTACAATAATTCTGTGTAATCAATAGTTTCACACTGTCTACTAATATCTTTTACAAAAAATGCACAATGTGGTTTCTTACCTTCTGTAATTGGCACACTTAATAATTGATTGTTTTTGATCTTAGGAAAGTACCATTTTACATCGTTGTAAAAGTTTGTGACTTTTATTGATCCAAAGTCTGCTTTGAATCCTGTCAATGGATTGAATAAAAATGCTTCAAATCCTCTTTCTCCTAAACTAGTCAACGGAACTACGTCTACACTTGCACTGTTTTCTTGATCGCCTACTGCTATATTCCAATCTAAAGGCATTGTAAGTTCGTGTCCATCTATTTCTAATACTATTGCAGGACAACTGAAAGATTCAACATATATCATTGGTAAAAAGAAAAAATCAGGCTCTTTAGGATTACTATTATCAAGCACTGAAAATCTCATATCTTCGTTAACGTGATCAGGCAATTTATTCATTTCATATGCTATATTGTCTAATGTTAATATTCTCATTTTGTATAATCAACCTTTTCTACTGTGAAAGGATAGTTTGCTTCTTTATAAAACTTTTTCCTTTGTGTTAAATGTCTTTTCGCAAATTTACAAGTTGACGTTATATCCCAAATTTGCACAAAGTCTTTGTCTTTTGCCTTACGTATGCCTCTTCCGATTGATTGAATTACTCTTATAAATGATTTGCCTGGTTCGATTAAAATTAAATTAAAAATTCTTGGAATGTTAATGCCCACACTTGCTACACCATATGTTGCAATTAATACTTTGTTGTTGGCTTCACTAATTTCTTCATACTGATCTTTTCTGTCTTGTAACTTTGTTTCACCTCTGATAAATGTGCTGTTAGGTATTAGTTCTTGAAGTTTTTCTCCTGCTGTAATTCTATCCACAAGTACTAATGTGTTACCTGTTTGTGATATTTTGTCTATTAGTTTAGAAATGTATTCTATTCTTATTGAATTTGTAACTAAAAATTTTAGTTCTTCTTGATAGTTCTTGTGTACAAGTGTGTCAATCATTTGTACAACATTTACATGACAATTACTTAATACACCTTTTTCCTGTAATTCTTTTGCACTTATTTGATTTATTACAGGACCAATGCCCGCCAGTATTGCTTGAAACTCGAATTGTTCTTTAGGCACAGTGCCTGTTAATCCCCATCTTAATGGAGCATGGTTTAAATGTTGTGTGAGAAGTTTTTTTAAAACTTCTGCTTTTGCTTGATGTACCTCGTCAATAATAACTGTTTTAACTCCATGTAAGAATTCATCTAGTGTTACTCTTGCATCGCCATCTTTACTTTTCTTATCAAGGATATTTAAACTTTGCCATGTGCAGATTGTGTGTGTTTTGTTTAATTCTTTACGATCACCAAAGTAAACTCCAACGTCGAGACCAACAATTTTATAATCTTCTTCTGTCTGTGTAACAAGACTTTTGTTTGGAACAATTACTAATGTTCTGCCAACTGGTTCACACAATTTAGATAGACACGCAGTGATAATTGTTTTCCCGGCACCTGTAGCAACCTCTTGCAAACTCTGTGGATTTTTTAGAAAATTATTAATAACATCTATTTGATAATCACGTAGTTCAATGTTTTGTCCTTCTGCAACGTGTCCTTTGGGCCATACTTTATCTGCTAGATAATCTTTATCAACAGTTGAAAACTGCAAATCAACTTTTTCTCTTTGATCTTCCACTTCATCTATTTCTACACCGTTTTGATGTAGTAAATTAATTATAGTATCCAGATGATTAACAAATCCGTTTCCTCCTAATCCAAAGAAACCAATTTTCCCGTCCCATCTGCCCAGTTTAAACTGAGGCAAGTATCTCGCATACGGAACTTGAAATTTTAATTTGTTTGCAATTTTTCTACGGATGTCCACAGGAAGATTGTGTATCTTTACATTTACTTCGTCGGCAATAGTTATTTTACACTTCATATTTTTTCAATACTATAAATCATATCGTTCCAGTATCCATCTTCTTTGTCATAATGTATTGTAAGGTCATATTGATGAATCAATTTGTCTATCTTATTATAGTGCCTAACTGATCCAAGACTGATAACACATTCTGGTTCCCAAACTTCTTTCAACAAGTCCTTTGGAATTTTCTTATTATTAATATACACTATTTTTGTGTTAATATCAAGTTTATTATTAAGATTTTGTGACTTTACGTAATCATTAAAATGTCTACCCTCTTTCCTATTTTCTTTTCTAAACATTACCGAAATTTTTTCTATTGGAATAATATTTTTGGTTAAATTATGGAACTGTACCAACTGATCCAACGGTTCCTTATCATCCAAAATTACAAGCAATGGAAACCGTTGCAACTCTAATAAAGTTTCCAATACTTCGTTGATTGGGTGTTGTTTTTTATTAATTTGTATAAATGAGTGATTACGGCTTAATATTTTTTTTGTTAGTGGTTTTAAGTTCTGTGTTGAAGATGTTAAATCCTCTTTATCAAAATGCACTAAACCTATTTGATCCCTCTTGTCATGATACAAAAATAAGTTTTCTAATGTAGGGTCTCCGATTTTATCTACTACAGATTGTGCAATAAATTCAGGCGTATTTTTTATTTGTAATCCATAAATTCCTGGTATATGTTTTTCAGGAGCATTACGATAGCCATCTATCTGATTGTATATGTCTAATAATTCAGACTGGATGTCTTTAATGTGTCCTTTAAACAAGTCAATAGTTTTGTATACTATGGTTTCGTTGTATGGGAAAATGTGTTTGTAATTGTCTGATTTGTAACCTTCTGATGGAAAAAGTATAAATTTTTTTATTTCAGTAATCAGTTTTGAATACTTCATGTTAAAAGGAAATCTAACAACTAAACATTTACCAGTATCTGAAAATGCTTGATAACCGGCACCACTTAAATTATCTTGATAATTTTCTATTGCAATATATTCGCTTCTATCTATTTTTCTTAATGGTCTTCTAATATTATTGATGCTAGACGGCAAGTCTATATTTCTGTCTAAAAAATCTTTTTGATAGCCATTAGTTAATATCTTTTTGACAACTGCGTATTGCCTATCAGACAATGCCTTGGCTCTGAAAGTGGATTGAGCAATACTTAATAAAAGTTTTTTATCTTTTTCTGCGATTTCAATAGCGGGTGTAAACTCTTCTTCTATGAGTAGTCCACACATAAGTTCTAAACAGTCTTCTATATTGATAATACGCATACCAATATTATATGGGATTTTGGTTAAAATGTCAATCGTGAAAAAGGCAATCCTTTGGCGATTTCTTCAGCAGTCCATTCAGTGTATGCATAATCGTTGAGCCATTGCGTTTTGTCAATTATCTGTGGATTTTCGATGGTACTAATTTCCTTATTTGCAACAGGATATGCTAAACTTTCAGGACCTACAAATGCGTGTGTTCCATTGAGTACAGCATGAATTCCTGGATTGCTACTGTAACTTACCACTGCGTGTATATTTTGAAATGCTAGATCAAAATCATCATATGTATTTAGAATTTGCTTTGGATGTTGTAAGACTACATTTTTATATACTGCAAAGACGTCTTGTACTGGACATCTTGGGTGTGGTCTAATTATAATTTTTCTGTCACTGTACTTTCGTATTTCATGGATCATTCTATCCAAATAGATTTGTAAGGTAGGTTGGTTCCTCCACTGATGGCTTTGATCATGCTGACAACAAATTAAGATATCGTCACCTTTTTTATTATCTTTTATCTCTAATCCAAGTTGTTTTGCTCTGTCGTTATTGTTTCCTGATGGTCCAAAATATCCTAATCTATTAATGCCGTTTATACCGACCTTCCAAGTTTTATTTCTTTTGATTCCGCCTACCTCTAAAAATAAAACATTTTTCTTCTGCTGAATACTGGATTCATAAATTTGTCTGTTAGGCTTCATTCTCCCATGCCATAACATACTCCAAAGCACAGGAACGTCACAATCTAATGTGTCATTTACAACTGTGTGTCCTAGTTTTTGTAAACCCTCAGACACAGCGTCAAAAACAGTGACACTGTTTAAAGAACCATGTTTGCGTTGTAATCCAAATTTCATTGTAAATACCTATATTATGACCAAATATTCCGTTGTTACCACATTTAACCAAAATGGATATAATGTGTATGCTAATAAATTTATCAAAAGTTTTAACGACAAGGTGGATAAGCGAATACCTCTTGTTGTGTATGCTGAGGATTGTCAGCCTGTCGGAGACGATAGAACATTAATTTTTGATGCCAAGCAAACTCTTGTAAAGTTAAATGATTTCAAATCTAAATGGAGCAGTGTTCCAAAAGCAAATGGCAAGTGTCCTCCAGAAATAAAAGCAAGAAGACCTAGGGACTGGCACAAAGAATTTAAATGGGACGCAATTAGATTTGCAAATAAAGTTTATGCTATATTTCATGAAGCAAAAAGAACTGACGCAGATGTTTTAATTTGGATGGATGCTGACAGTATAGTTCACAGTCCTGTAACACAAGAAGACTTTGAAAGACTATTACCAACTTCTTTTACTTTACATTATTTAGGTAGAGGAAAAAAATGGCCCGAGTGCGGATTTTATGGATTAAATTTAAAGTCAGCAGAATG